GAGGGAATTTCCCACTCTTGTAGTGAGTTTTTAAATGTCAATGATGTTTTAACATTTGCATTTCTAAATAATCTTGCTTGAACATCTCCACTTGGAGAAGAAATATCTAGGTCTACTGTAGGTGCTATACCCACACCCACTCTGGAATTAGTTGTATCTACTATAAATACATCACCACCATCTGAGGCTTTGCGTACTAAAAATGCTTCTGTATTGGTTATTTCTACAACTTGAGTACCTTCTATTATTTCATCAAAAGCTAAACTACCCCCACCCTGTACAGTTAAGTCGCCTGTAATTGTAACATCACCTGAAATAGTATTGCTACCAGATAAAGATACATTTAAACTATTAGTAGAAGTATTTAATACTGCATTTAATGTTTCTTTTGATGTTTGTGCTTGGAGTCCTATTGTATTACCTGAAGAATCAGTATACACTTTGTTCAACACTTCTTGTGTTGTAAACGCTCTTAAGTTATCTGCCATAACTTTACCTATATATTATCCACCCCCACCGCCACTAAGGCATTACTAAACTATTTTACAGCAAAAGCAGATATAGGAGATGCAACAGAAATTATCCTTTTATTGCTTTCGTTGTCTGCTAATTTACCATAAAACTCTTTCATAAAGTATTCTTTTTTATCTATCTCACCATTTCTTTCTGCCATCATAGCTTTACAATAATCTACAACTGCTAATGATAACATTTTATTTAAATTTATATAAGATGTAGAATCTGGACTTGTTACTTCTTTAGGTATTTGCTGTATTGTAATACGTTGAGCAGCTGATTCTGCTGTAAATGTACCAGTTGCGACTGTTAATGTTCCTGAATTAGCAGTTCCAGATAATGTGTAATCTCCATCATTACTAGAAGATCCTCTTACTCTTATTTTATCTCCATCTGAAAAATCTCCAAATCCAGAATTACTATCTGTAATAGTATCACTACCTCCTCCACCATCTACAAAAGCAATACCAATTCCACTAGCATATGCTAATGTTGTTTCTAATGCTTCAGATATAAAAGGTTCATTTACCCTAGTATATTCTACTCGTAATCCATTTGCTATATCTTCATCTGGATATACAAGTTCATTATCATAAGATTGCAATACTCCACTTTGAGTAATCCTATCTGAATTTCTACTTCCTAATAACTTATATAGAAGAAGTTCTCTTCCTCTTAAATAATAAAAATAATCTTTATCTACATAACTACTCATGGAGATGTGTCCTCAACTATATAATGTGGTTGGTTTGATAATCTTTTAATTTTTTTATATTTACTATCACTAGTATCTAATACACTAACACTTTCTATTGCTATTAGATCTCTAGGTAGTATATACACATTATCATTTGAATCATGTGCATCTATTATATCTTGTTTATTTACATCTAATTTTTCTTTTGTATTGCTTTGTATAAGATGTATTGCATCTTTTATGTATGCTATTGCAAGAGTTTCTTCTCTCATTCCTGTTCTTTCCATTAATTCTAATACTGTCACTATCTAGCTCCTTGCATTGCCATAGCTGTTGCTAATGTTTTAGGGTTATTTTCTATATAAGACTTTATTTCAGCTAATGCTAAATTATAATGTTGTTGAGACAATTGACCAAAATGAGTTCTTTCACCTATTTGTGCTTGTATTGTTTGTATTCTTGACATCAACATTTCACTATCTTCTTCTGTTTCTATCCAATGCTCTGTACCAAATCCTTTACTAGAAAATGTTAATGTTTCATCTGTACCCGCTGAAGTAGCTGCATTAGATAATTCAAAAGATGTACTACTATTTATTATTTGAACAAATGTTCCAGCAGGAATCTTACTATTGGAAACTTCTAATCCTACTACAATACTTGCATTTGCATCGTGAGCTACAGTTGTATTATTTAATTGTAAATCACAAGTAGTATCTTTAAAAAATGTAGAATATTGTTCATACTTACCTTGTAACTCTTCTCTCATCATTAACTTTGCAAATTCTTTAAAACAAGCATAATTAATTACTACATTTCTTAAATCTGAATCATCATCTATTTTTGTATGATCTATAAAGTAATAATATCCATCTTCTGATCCTGCTGGTTCAGGTAGTATTTTTATTACTGCATTATCATTCCACCAAACAGGATGTGTACTTGTAGCTTTTTTTAAACTACTAGAATCCGCTGCCCACTTAGATTCTGATATTGGAATTTGCTTACAAGAATATCCATTTCTTTGAACTTCTGTAATTGTATCTATATCTACTGCTACACCAGATCCACCAGTGAATGTAGAAGATTGATTTTGGGCAAATAATAATAAATTTTTTGGAACATTCGCTACTATAAATTTTTGTGCAGATACTATAAAATTAGCATCCGCTGTAGTAACTCCAGTTATTCCTTGTATTTCACTTGCTATTGTTGTTGTTGCCATATTTTACTTTTATATACAGGGGAGCCGAAACTCCCCCATATATTGTTATGTACCATTTAGACTGCTTTAACTATCAATACATTTAAAGTACAAGAAGCTAAATTAATAGCTCCGCCAGTATTGTTAGCTAAGATAGCTGTAACAGTATCAGCTGCTGTAACTTGAGCATCCAATACTAGATCTTGAATATCAGCACTTAAACTTGACAATACAAAATCACCAAGTTCTGCTCCATCTACAGTTAACTCTTTTGCTTCTTCATTGCCATCGTCTATTGAACCAGCATCCCAAGTAATTGAACCAGAAAGAACATCGCTAAATTTCTCAAGACTATTGCCATCTTTATTCTGACCATATAAAGGTATTCCCATGTTTTACCCCCTATTTCCAGACAGCATGTGCTTCGGGCATCCGAAACTCCATACCGGCTTCAGTTTGAATTAAATCAACCCTACGGTCAACACCACTATTCTCAAGAGTTTGAACTCCAACGTATACTGCAGTATCACGATTCAATCCGTTACCTACTAATGGTCGGTATGCTAGATGACTCATGTTTAAAGCAAGTATTTTAACTGGAGATCCATCAAGATGAACATTACGAACAAGATTCATAACACCATAAGGAGTATAAACCTGTGTAACGTCTAATCCATAGACACCCTTACGACCTGCAATTTGGAAATCAGCTCTTCCAGCTCCATTACTTACACCAGCAACTTTCTGAACATTAGCTGAAAAGTATCCACTTAGTTTATGCATCCAATTATAAGTATCAGTTGAACACATAAATAATGTAGCATTTGCATTATTGTAACGAGGGTCTAAGAATTGAGACATATCATCAAGAAAATCATCTTGAGACTTTGTACCAGTTCCACCAATACCAGAACCACTAAAGATGTTACCATAATTAGTAACAAAGCTAATTGCACCTTCTGTGTATTGAACGCCATCCACTTCTGCTTGAGAACCAAATAACAACGCTGTTTCGATGTCATACTTATGCTCAATTAACTTTGTTCTCCAAATTCTTGCAAATTCGTTAGGTTCATACTTAAGAACAGTTGCTCTTGTAGTATTATCCATTGCCATTGCAGTTTTAAAGATCTGAGTTAATCCTACAGCACTTGAGTAAGGTTGATCTTTCCAAGATTCTGGGTATCCAGATCCTTGGGCATGAGCAGAACCTACAACATAAGAACGTCTAGCTTCTAATATATTAGCTATGTTCTGATCGTATACTTGTTCTCCACCAGCGTCTATATCACCATCACCATCAGTTCCACCAACAGTAAAATTATCACCTTGAAATGACATTAATTCGTTACCTGCGCTATCAAACTTAACAATCTTACCAGAAAGTTTTACACATTCTTTACTATCTTTAGTAAGAGAATCAGTAACACTATCTACTTTCATTAAGTGATAACCTGCTAAAGTAACTCCACCTTGATCTGTTGCTGAGATTGGAATCTTAACTACTTGACCAGGTAGGAAAAAAGTAGGTCTTGTTCCACTTGCACCAACATCAACTTTAGTAGCTGATTGACCATGAATACTAGTAATATTACCAGCAGATTTATAGTCTGAAGCCATATAAAGTTCAACTGATTGACCAGTTGCTGATACAGCCGCTCCTGCGTTTGATTGATCTAGTTCTGCGTCTACAAACTCATCAGATCCATTAGAAACGAATCCCATGATGTATGCATATCTTTTGTGATACGAATGTCTCTGTTCAGTAAATTTGAACTGAGGATCATCCGTAGGTTTTTTTGCGACTTGTGATACAAATCGGAAGAAAGGGTCTTGCGCTATTGATAGTTCAGAAATCCTATCCCCAAAGTTATATCGACGTCTGAGATCTCCTGTGCCGGGTACAGCAGTTCCACTGTGTCCAGCGTCTGGAGACGCTCCATATGTTTCCATTCCGAAAACATCAGCCATAATTGCCTCACTTTTGGTTTACGGCTGACAGTATATTATTTTAGATACTGAAAGCCTTTTCTATTTCACTACCAGAACCTAAAATTGTATCAAAAACCCTATCATCAGATGACTTTTCAACTGGTGTACTTCCTTGCGTTGCAAGTGTAGCAGGTTGTTGTTGAACTTCTCTCATCTTATTATGAATCTCTTGTCTAGCGTTATCAGCTATCTGCACATCCCTATTCTTACGATTCATTAAGTAATATATGTCTTCAAGTTCTAAAGACTTAGATTTTGCAAATTCAGTAAAATTCCTCCATTCATCCTCAGACATATTCATCTTTTGTTTGAATTGAGCCTCTTTAGCCATTTTTGCATTTTCTTGCTTTTGACTTTGTAAGACATTAGAAAGACGACGTTGGACTACTCCATCAATCGTTGCTCCTAATACTTTTGCAGAATCAGAATCGGGTTTGCCGAAAGCCTCTTCAGCATCGAAAACAAAATCTTCATCTAGATTTAATTGTTGATTCAATGTTTCAGGGGTCTGGCCTCCACCCTCAAAGTAATTTCTAACATGAGAAATTAAATTAGGGTCTTCTCGCATAGCATCTAGTATAGGCATATAAGGTTCTAATTCTTTTAACTTAGAATTAAGTCTTTTTGCTTCTCTACTAGAATCACTATACCTTTTTTGTAAAGTATCCAAATTATTATCTGATACTTCATTCTGAACTTCTACATTAGGGCTCGTCTGCGTGTTACCGCTTTGTTCCGAGGTTGGTTGCGAAGGTTCTAATATGCCACCATTGACTTGATTATCTAAAGATTCAAAGAAATCATTAGACGACATTCCCATGACAGCATCTTGTACGCTTTTACTTTCGGGGGCCTGATTGGCGTTACCTACTTGTTCTGACATACTTTCTCCTATTTTAAGGTTGTTTTAATTTAGCAGTTATAAAATCTAAAATGCAAGTGCTAAGATTGCTCGTTATCACGCACATCTTCTCTCGTTGATTTCATATCAGACTGCATTTGATCTCTCATTTTCTGAAACTCAACTTTTAACATTCCTCTAAGAAGTTTTTGTTGTGCTTCAGTTTGGAGAACATCTTTTCGTATTTCGTTGTTAGCATCTCCTACTTTCATCTTAATACCTGCTTGTACTAATTGACGTTGTAGTGTTTCTATTGTACCATCTCTTTCTTTTACTAATTCTTGTGCAGATTGTAATTGACCTTGCATTTGTGAAAGCATAGATTTTCTTTCAATAATTTTTTCTTTGTTTCTTATATCTGTTTCTGATAACATAGCAATATCATCAATTAGTCCAGATTGATACCACCTAAAGTATTCTTCTAATAATGCCCATCTATTTAATGGTAAAGTTGCACCAGCAATAATCCTTACATCAAATCTTGCAGTTGCATAATCTTTATATTTACCTATTGCTTTTCCATAATCATTGTAT